TGGTCGATAACCAAAGTTTCTTGCGACAACTTCATTCCACAGTACGCACAATGCCAATTACACTTCTCGGCAACCGCTTGTCTTTTTAATTTGCTAAATTTCATATCAAGCCACCAATCTGTATTCAGCAACGCATTTGCCACTAGGTACCACAATCATTCGTCTTTCGATTTTGTGACCCTGTTGTTTTAGGTCATAAATTCGTGCGCCAAGACGTAAGCAATTAAAACGTTTTTCCGCATCTAAGTGAGTTAAGCGGTCGCCTTGTTGTAATGCTTTAAGGATTAACGCTTTTTGAGTTTTGCTTGAACTTTCATTTGCGTTTTCATTAAATTTAGGTGATAATTTAGTCATCTTTTGATGTCCTCCGACTGATAAAGGTTTACATACGACATAATCAAAGCCTCTGTTCCAGCAGGGGCTTTTTTTGTCGCCTAATTTCTGGTAAATACCTGTTTGATTGCTTTACTTGGAATGATTTCCCAAGGCTTAACCTCAAACTCTGTTGCAAGCACAATAAGTGCTAATTTTTCTGCTGATGGTTGAGTTTTATTGTTCAACCAATAAGAAACCGCCATTTGCGTAACACCGCATTTTTTAGCAAGCTCTTTCTGCCCGTTGCATTTTTTTATAGCTTTTAAAATTCCTTTATTCATAATAAACCTTGCTTTATTAAACTTTACAGGTATGATAAACGAAACTTTATTGAATGTAAAGTTTTATTTTCTTGTCTTTATAAAGAAAACTTTTACAATCTATCTTGAGGTGAACTTATGAACACACTAGATACACTAGGCAAACGAATTGCCTACGTTATGGATTTAAAAGGAATTTCAAGACAGCTTATGGCTGAAAGATTAGCCACCTCAACAATGGCTATTGGAAACATTATTAATGACAAGGTGTTAAAACCACGCAACCTCACAGAAATTGCCGAATTGCTTGGTGTTGATTACAAGTGGCTTAGAGATGGAGGGGATTTTGAAGATGCTATTATGGCAGCTCCGAATACAATCCAATCAGAGCTACAAGGCGATCTAATCAGTAGTGAATTCGGTGCTTTACATAAACATAGAATAGATTATTACGATGTGAGAGCAGCAGCAGGATTAACAGGCTTTGAAAATTCTGATTACCCTGAAATTATTTCAAGCCTATATTTAACAGACGAGGGAATGGCTCAATTAGTTGGCAAAAAGTCATCAGACGGTATTTGTCTTGTGAATGTACCAACAGACAGTATGGAGCCGACCATTAGAAAAGGCGATATTGTCTTTTTAGACACAAAAGTCAATGCTTATAGTGGCGATGGTATCTATGCTTTTGCCATTGACGGTGCTTTATTCATTAAGAGAATTCAAAAGATGATCGGAGGCGGCTATCGTATGATTTCGGACAATGAAATATACCCACCCGAACAAATAAGCGATGATGTGTGTAAAAATGCTCAATTCATTGGTAGATTTATCCGCACTATCCATATTGAGGCGGTAAACCTCTAACCACTGTCAAAATTTAAATAAATAACTTATATACCTACATGGTATTAATTCAATAAAAACATAGGGTTACACATGAATAATAGCAATTTACCTGCACCCCTACGTCAAGGGGTGCTAGACATTTCCATTGAAAGAGAGACAGAAATTAATGGTGTCGGAATGGGGGTTCTAGGAAACGGAATCCCTTATCTAACCCAAAGCGGATTAGCTAAAGTGTGCGATATTTCTCGTATCACATTGCAAGAATTATCTGCGGAATGGTCATCTTCCATACAAGACGGTTTGTTTACTACAAATAGAATGAAATTTTTAAGTTCTTATCTATTTAGTAAAGGGTTTAATGATGAATCACTATATATCCAAGTAGAAAAAAATGGGCAAATACACTACGCTTACCCTGATATTGTCTGTATGGCAATACTTGAATTTTATGCGTTTGAATCATCAAAAGCAGATAAAACCATTGCTCAGCGCTCGTATAGAGAATTAGCTGCACATGGATTAAAAGAGTATATATATCGTTACACAGGTTACAAACCTGACGATCCGTGGCGACATTATCACAATAGAGTTTCATTATTGAAAAATATGGGAACGGTACCGGATGGTCATTTTATTGTATTTAATGAGATTGCCGGTATGATGGTAGATCTTATTAACGCAGGTTTAATCGTAAATCAACATACAGTACCAGATATTAGCGTAGGTCTGGCATGGGCTAAATATTGGAAAGATAACCAATTATCAGATCGATACGGAGAATTTAAAAAATGCTCTCACTTTTATCCTGAAGAATTTCTACAATCAGGTTCAAATCCGCAACAAATAAATGCATACCCCGATTCCAGTTTAGGTGAATTTAGAAAATGGTTTAAAGGAATCTATTTAAAAGAAAAATTCCCGAATTATATTTTGAAGAAAACAATGTTATTACCTCAAGGGAAAGAAACGGCAACTAAATTGATCGAGGTTCTTCAATAGATTAAAGAGCAAACAGAAACAATAAACCGCCTTAGAGGCGGTTTTATTTTATGATTTAAAGCACTTAATCAAATCCCCAAGTACTACTCTCTCCTCTTTATTCGCAAGGATAATATCTAATCTATCATCTACCCTAGATACAATCTCATCAATACCCAAATCATTAATCAAGTCACAATCTAACGAGATTAGCCACAACTTAAACTTTTCTTTCATAAGCCCTCCTTTTTTTTCACTAATCATACCTTAAGCAAAAGTGCGGTCTATTTTGGCTATTAAATTTTGCGATACAGATCGCAAAAACGATAAAAAATCGAGGAAAAATCGCATTATTAGCAAATGTCTAATTACAAATCGCTCAAAAATCAGCCAAACAGTAAAAATTATTCAAGATTTCTTTCTGTTTAAAATCAATATTTTATAAAGTTTGCTTTATTTTTTGGTTCAAAAAATAAGCAATCAATCAATTTTTCTTTAAATAAAACTTTACATCAAATAAAGAAATGTTTATCATGCACCCATCAAAACGAGATACACGTATCTCAACGTTCTTTAAAAATCAGATTACAAGAAGTTTACTCATAACGGCATTATGCGGTCGTGTAGATTAAAAGCCCTACCCTACATAATGAGAGTAAACGGAATACCCACTGAAAGATGAGACCAGTGAAAAACTGACAGTTACAGAAAGTCTAGTCGCAGTGGGGAAATATCTCAAAGCACATTTGAAGTACAGAGACACAGAGGCTTGTGAAACCTCTGCGAATGATAGAGAGAAGTGTGCTTTGAAATGGCAAACATAAAACAAATGAGGTTAGAAATGGAAGAGAAACGCTATTCCGAGGCTGGCAGTGTTGTCAGCAATACCATAACTGAAATTCAAAAAGAACATATTCGCACTTCTATTTTGAAAGCGATTGAAAACGGTGCTTATTATCCCGGTTTAGAGGAGCGAGCATGTCAAGCAATTTCTTATATCAATCGATTTAGTGATGCTCAAATCGAAGAAAAGCTAATTGATAATAAAACAGGTGAAGTTTACATGTTAGTCAGACCATAGGTCATTAATTTTGTTTAACGCTCTCATAGTTGCAAAGTCATTATTTGAGCAATCAAATACGCCAAGACGATCATCATTATCTATAAATTGAAGTAAATAATCCCGACATTGCTTGGCTGTATGTGTTCTTGAACTAATATACCAAACCGATTCAAATAGCTTTGCATAAGTTCCGTAGGATTTAATTGCATCAATTAATGTTTTGTAGTCGCGTTGATTTCTTAAATCATAAGTAATAATGAGGTTTGCCATAACTTAATCCTTATTTGTGTTGTGGTTAGCAAAATTATATTCCTTATGTGTTGTGGTGACAATAAGGGACTTGAGCCTTGCAAGTATAAAGAAAGGTATTTAATGGCTCTTTGTTGAGTTGGTTGTGGAAACCAACACCTGAAAAACACAAAATAAAATTTGTAAGTTGTGAAAAATAACACGGGTTCAAATCCCAAAAGAGCCTCCATCTAAAGCCGCTTTCAAATAGCGAATTAAACCTCAATCTTCTTGAATAACTGATTGAAACGTTGAGAGTGGCTCTAGCTGGAAACAGCGTTTTTCATAATAAAAAAATCTCCTTTTGATTGGTTAGCCCCTAGTTGCTTTCACACTTTGGCACTAGGGGATTTTTTTTAACCAATAT